CCCCATCAGGACCGAGGAGACACGGCACCGCGACCTCACCGGCGAGCAGGTCAGGGCATACGCCAGGGCGGAGGTCTCCTACCGGAACGACGCCATGCACCGCGACGTCTTCATGCTTATGATCTACCTCTGCGGCATCAACGTGAGCGACCTCGCGGACCTCACGTGGGAGGACGTCAGGAACGGCCGGGTGGAGTACCGGCGCAACAAGACCGGCAGGCTCTACAGCATCAAGCTGGAGCCGGAGGCGCTGGAGATCATCGAGAGGTGGAGGGGAGAGCCTCACCTGCTCTCCGTCTTCGACAGGTACAGGACGCCCCACGACTACAACCGCCGGCTGTGGGACGCCCTCAAGCGCATCAAGGGACCGGACGGGGAACCCATCGAACCGGAGTGCACCTCCGGGTGGGCCCGCCACACCTGGGCGACGATAGCCGCCGAGCTGGACATCCCGGGGGACACCATCACCTACGGGATGGGCCACAAGACCGGGCACCGCACGACGGCCATCTACATCCACCGCAACCTCCAGAAGCTGGACGAGGCGAACCGGAAAGTCATCGACTACATCACTCGTCCCTGATGTAGCGGCCGAAGTTCTTGAGGTCGGAGTGGCCGGAACTTGCAAGAATAGTTTTCAACGGCAGAAGGAAAACCCTCCCGCATCTCGCGACGCAGAAGGGCCGTTGCTATAACCGATTATGAAAGTAAATTCACCCCGAGGGGCTGTGTTCCTAAAACGAATAGCCGAAAGTCAGGCCGAAGCCGGCGTAGGGCTGCACCCCCTTCGGCGTGATGCCGACGCCCGCCTGGGGGCCGAGCGTCAGCGACCAGCGCTTGTAGTAGGGGACAGTGATATACTTCTCGTCTTGCCGGATCCAGATGTCCACGAGCTCCGGCTGGAATCCCCTGATCGTCACCCGGTAGTTTTCTCCGGGGTAGGTCTTCTCCACGATGGGCACCTCCACCAGGACGGAGTCCCTGACGGCGGTCGTGTCATGGACGGCCAGGGTGTCGCGCTCGACGACGGGGAACCAGACGAGCTTCGGCAGGACCGGCTTCACCTGGGGCTCGGGGACCGGCGCGGCGACCCACTTGGTCACTGTCACGGTGTCCGGCTTGCCGGCGGGGACGAAGACCGACCTGTGGCCTACCCGCCACCCGGCCCAGTAGGAGACGCCCACGGCCAGCAGGAGCGCCAGCAGCAGGAGGATCCGTCCGGTATGACCGCGTCCCTCCGTCACGCCAGGGTGATGCTGATGTTCTCCCCGCGGTCGGCGGCCGCCCTCATGAGCTTGTACAGCTTCTCGAACGTGTCCCGGCTCTCGGTGAGCTGGCCGACCTTGGTGTTCTTGCCGACGAGGATGCAGCCCTTGGTGTCCAGGGCGGTGTTGCCGGTGTGGACCAGGATCCCGTCGAAGCCGGGGACGTCCTGGAGCCTCGGCATCTTTCCGCCGCAGAGGTCCTTGAACCACTTGACGGCGGAATACTTCGGCGAGACGACGTCCATGGCCACGGGGTAGGTGCCCTGCGGGATGGCGGTCTCCCCGGGGACCTTCTTCGCCCGGATCCAGAGCAGGGAGTCGGACTGCTTCAGCCCGCGGTCCTTGTCCTCGAGCGTGTTGCAGAAATACTCCCCGTCAACGTACAGGCGGCCGATGGTGTAGGTCGCCTTCTTCCATTTGCGGTCAACGAATAGTTTCATTTTCCCCTCCCTTTCTTGCTCGTGAACTGACCCTTGCTGTTGCGGGGCTGGACTTTCTTGTCGCGATAGGACTTGAGGATGGCCTCCACCTCCTCCGGCTCGCAACCGAGTTTCTTCGCTATCTCGCCCGTGAGCGCCTTCTGCATCAGCCGGAGGAAGGAGTTCTTCGGGAACAGGATCAGGAGAGCCGCGGAGAACGACCAGACCTCGGCCATGGTAATCACGGCTCCGATAAGACCGGAAGTGATTGAGATCTCCAGCGAGGTCTCCGAGGCCACCACCTTGTCGAGGCAGAGGAAGACCAGGAGGACGGCACCGTACACGGCAAGTTTCTCCACGGTCTGCCTCATCAATTCCGACAAGGTGAATTTCTTTTTCTTCACACTGACTGCGATTCCGCAGAAGAAGTCGATGATGGAGGCGATGACAACCGTGTAGATGACGAGCTTTCCGCCCGTCAATGCGTCCACGACGAAAAGGCCGAGGCCGGCGAACCACCCGCCCGGACTCTGCACGATGTCCAGCTGCTTGAGCCATACGCTTTGCAAAACACGTTGCATATTATTTTTTGTTTATGGGGTGTCGGGTGAACCTGGCACCCCTTTTTTGTTACTCTTAAGTTACCCGATTAGGGCCGAATCTATCTAAAAAACGCCGGGACTCCGTGAGACAATGAAGGCATGCCATTTTCGACGTATGGCCATCCTTCGTTGTCCCATTGTATTTTATCAATGCAAACGCCACGGGTTGATGAATCTTCAAATCCGCTCCAATGACAATGATAAAGAATCCATGTATCGTTGTTTGAATCTACGAAAATTTGGGCATCATGTCCGGGGTTTTTCAGCACAGTACCATTCGATACAAGTACGGTTTCTGCATAACCATTTGTCGAGTAGTTCCCTTGTCTGTCAACAAAAGTTCCTCCAAGAGAAGAAGCCCTTACCACACGGATCTTGTAATTGTTTCCATTGTATCGTCCAGATGAACAGAAAAGGTACCAATACCCTTTTCTACGATACAAGTACGGAGCCTCGTATGTCTCTTCTCTACTTGTGGATGTTTCCAATCCGGCACAGAGTTCAAAACTACTTCCGTCCTTCCAAGCGAGGCCGTCGGCGGTCATTTCCCTACGATGTATCGACTTTGAACCACCAGTATACATCCATGTCTTCCCGTCTAAATCAACTCCTATTTCTGCGTCAATGAACTGTCCAGCCTGTGCCGTGTGAGCAAGGAAGGTCACATACCGATAATTTCTTGTCGGGTGATTAGATGTTAGGATTGCGATGCCCCCGTTGTCTGGCTTTGATAAGTATAAGTTCCACGTGGTAGGGTTAATCTTATACACATGAGGAGCCCAAAAAGATGTATCTGTCGTACTTTGTCCGAATGCCGTTGCAACCTTTTGCGCCTCATCTGCATTGAATGGAGCATCACCGGTTTTTTCCCATTGAATCAGGTTGGCCGAACGAAACATCTTCGCACTTGCGAGATTACCCGTAGAGAAAAGATAGAAGTAACCATCATCTCCATCCCAAACGGTCGGATCTGGGGCATCCTCTCGAATTATAGGGTTCTCATAAGTGCGGAAAACGGCTGCGTTTATTGAACGGACAAGATTAATCCCTGCCACCTTTCCCTCGTTCCCCGTCGGGCTGTTCGATATATCCTCGTCAGCAAGGACACCGGGGATCTCGTAAGTAATTTCGATCGATTCTTGCTGCGCCCTTTCCGTTGTCGGTTTGTCCCACAGGAGAAGCAGAAGCCGATCGTAACTCCCAATTTGATATGTATTTTCACCACCCGAGGTGCCGAATGATTCCAAATCTGTCCAGGTGGTCCCGCCAAGCGAGCCGTAAACGCCGAGAGTGTAAGTCGTGTCCGGTGGCGTTCCTCTTTTTACAACCAATTCAGTGACCCCTTCCGGTAACTCTGGAATAATGAGGTAGCGGTTGGCATAGTTCGTAATTAGAACGCCATTTGATACATTCCCATTTTTCCAATCCGCAGATGTCGAGTTCTGGAAAAGCACACGGCGAAACATTCCGTCCCACTTTGTGCCTATGATCTTTCCCTGTTCTGCTGAAAGAGCCTTGTCAGCACCACCAGTTTTTAGGTCGTTAATAATCCCGATGCTTGAAGGTAGGGTTCCTCCAGTCCCATACGGGTAGATGGTATTGTTTGACATAGTTCAAAAATAAATCTGTTATTAAATAAAATCATTCCATACACGTCAGGATGAACGCCACTTCATCTTTGGCTGTTGTCTTCTATCTCGGCCAGCTTTAAGCCCCAGGGCCGGGCAGGAAAGGTTCATCTGTTTCTGACGGCTTGAATACATCATTATATGTGTCATACATTCCGGCGACAGCCCCAACCTTTGCCGGGACAAAATTCTTTTGCGCCCCGAAACCGACAAAATAAAATCTTCCGTAGAATTTTACGTCCGTAAAGGTAGTTCCGCTACTTCTTGTTCCACCGATAACGAAGGTCTCGTCAGTAACGAAGGATGGATCGACACCTGAACGTGTCCCCGTTCCGATTTGCGACTGATTATAGTAGACATAAGCCTCATTATTTGTCTTTCTTACAACGACAGCCTTGTTTGTCAACTTGTTGCTTGCATTGCCGCTGAAACATTTAACGTGAGTTATATTCGGCCCGACACGAAAATACATAATTGCATTATCCTGACCGCTTGTGGCTGTGCCGAGAGAAAAGCCGCAGCATTGTGCAGGTGAATTTCGGAATATACCCATGATTCCGTACCAGTCCGGCGTTGAAGATGTCGGCATCAGCTTTGATAGTACGGGAAGGGAATAACCACCGTAGAGCCCGCTATCGAAATACTGTTCACTTGTGCATTCGATAAATTCGAGTGGCATGTATGCTTCTGTATCGAATGTCCCATAAGAAAAACTCCCAGATCCCGCATTCTGGAAAATTGAACCGCTCACTGCATCATACAAACCCATCTGCGAAGAATTAACGGCAGAATAATCACGCACAAGCACACCGCCCTTATATATCTTGCAAGCGCAAATATCAATCGGGAGCTCTGTATCGGTATGCGACCCGTTCGTATTTTCGCCGAATAGATGGATGCTTATGTTGCTTGCAAAAGAATCTTCAGGGATCGCATTGATGAGCACATCGTCGACAAATAATCCGTCCGCACTTAACTCATATTTGCGGTAGTGGGACATGTAAACCCACGCATCAGTCACATCTATAAGCGCATTCCCGCCATAACATATACCGATACTTCCGGTTTGTTGGTTTGAATCCGCCACAATGGAGAACATGGAATTTTGATATGCTATACGGGAGCCGAAAAGCCTTGTATAACCAACGCCCGCAGGGTTGAAATTCCTCGCCCAGACGATGATCTTCGTCGTGTTATCCGGCGTGATGCCCGTGTCAATGTAGGAGCCGTCGGCCCCGCCTCGGATATATGGAATCAGTACGTGGGGCGTGGGCGGTTCACCGCCGCCCGCCGCAATCATCGCCCGCCTTCGTAATAGTGCGTCCATCTTACATCTCCGAATAGTAGGCGACACCGCCGAGAATGGAAATTTCGTAGTGCTTGGATGCCGAAATCGTAGGTGCAGAGCCAGCCGCCCAGGTCAGTCCGGCGGGCCAGGTGATGGTCGGTGCGGAAACGCCCGTGTCGAACATCCAAAAGTAATGATTCACATTTCCCGTTACGGGTGATGCGAGAGAGAAGGTTATCGTCCCGGACAAAGAGCCGAGCGAATATACCACATCGGGAAGGAAACCTCCTGCGGGTTGGGCACCGCCGAGTACTTTGGAATAGTAACCTCCGTGGTTGTGGTTCAAGTCCACCGTTATCGTGTTGCCGTCGGTAAGTACGATAATCATCGTACCGTCGTAAGGGGAAGGCGTGAAGATGGATTGGAAACCTACGCCCGGCTCTCCCGTGATGCCCGTTACTTCCGTTCCCGAATCGCTCCAATTCGTGCCGTCGAAGTTCCAGACGGCATACGGGTTGGTCGCCCCAACGAAAGCATATCCGACCGCATCCGCATCGTCGGGGAGGTCGGAATCGTCGGCGAAAACGCCGTAGAACTTTCCCGCTAACTGATGCACTTCGGCCTCTAACTGGGTGAGTTCGTCCTTCGTCGCATAATTCGAGAGGTTGATCTCGGTAGTGCAGAGCTTGATCCAGGAATAGGTCTCCCGGCCGACCTCAGTCGTGTAGTACACGTCATACACATTGGGCGTCCCCAATTCGGACGGAACCAGGTACAGGGCGTTCATCGTGCTGGCAGACGCCGCGGGAAGGTTCTGGACCTCGATGTATTTCGCCTGCACCACTCCGGGGTCGCCCCTCGGGATGGTCAGGTTCAGCACGGGATTCTCCGGCGTGCCGGTCATGCTGGCCTCCGCCTCGGATCCGGCGGCTCCTGTCTCCACGGTGCCGATGGTAATCTGGGGGGTCGCTCCCGTGTGGCCGTTCTTGTACGTGAAGATCTCGCTGTTGCCGTCGGTGAAGGTGACGGTGACGACGTTGCTCCCGCCGTCCTGGTCGCTCTCCACAACCGACCAGGAGGCGATGCCGTTGCCGGCCACTCCCTGGGCGTGGATCTCGCTGTCCACGTAGGCGTCCTCGTCGTCATCCCACACGAACCAGTTGCCGGTCGTCTCGTCGATGTACGGCGCCTTTCCGGCCGGTCCGGGAGGGCCCTGGTGGATGTCGGTCATGTGCTCCGCGGCAGCTGCCGCATCATTGGCACGATCCGCGGCGGCGAAGGCGTCATCCACGGCCTCCTGGAGGATGGAGCTGGAGATGTCCTCCACCTCGATTTCCACGTCCACATCCGGATCGTCGATGGTGATGCTCTGACCGGCCTGGTCATCCGTCCAGCGGACGAAGGTGAAAGCAGGCTTGTCATAGGTCTTCGTCTCCTCCTCGTAGGTGCAGGAGACGATCACGCGGTTAACGCCGAGATACTGCGGCTTGTTCGCCGAATACTCGCAGACGAGGACGGTGTGGTCCGTCTCGTCGATAGACACGTCAC